ATTGCACTTGTTGCGGCAAAGAAGTATCCGTCAACGTGGTAAACCGTTGGCACAATGACAACTGCAAAATGAAAGTAGAGGCTTAAATGCAAATCAGACTTCGCGCCACAGGCGCAGTGATGCTGGAGGGCGAATTCCGCGCTTACCAGCAGGCCAACGGCGGCCCCACTTGGGATCGCACCACGCCCGAGGTGCTGGAAGCTCTCGGTGCCGACCCGGTGTTTGAAGGCCCGCAGGCACAGCCTACCCGCTACCAGACGGCTTTCCGTGACGGCGTGGAGCAGATCGACGGCAAGTGGTATACCAAGTACAGCGTGGCCGACATGGACGCCGAAGCGATTGCAGCCAAAGACGCCGAGCAGGCCAAGTCTGTGCGCCAGCAGCGCACCGAGAAACTCAAGGACTCCGACTGGACGCAAGTGGCCGACGCCCCGGTGGACAAAGCCGCATGGGCGGCGTACCGTCAAGCCCTGCGAGACATCACCTCACAGCCAGGTTTTCCGTGGAGTGTTACTTGGCCCGCAGAAGTGATATAGTTTTACCAACTGTACCGGCGCAGCGCACCGGGGCTCGAAATGAGCATGTATGACTGAAGAAGTTCAAGTCCTAGCGGAAGCAGACTCCGTGCCGGTACAGGCAGCGACAGCCGCGCCTGAAACTGAAGTTCAACCGCTGGAAACCGATACGCCCGAGCAGCAGCCAGAGGAGAAGAAATTCTCTCAGGCCGAACTCGACGCGATGATCGTTAAGCGCCTTGCAAAAGAGCAGCGCAAGTGGGAACGAGAGCAAGCGGCTAGGTCGGCAGAAATGCAAACCCGGCAGTCTGCGCCGAAAGATGTTCCGCCAGTTGATCAGTTTGAGTCTCCGGAAGCCTACGCGGAAGCGCTGGCTGTCAAGAAGGCCGAAGAACTGATTGCCTTGCGAGAGCAGCAGAAGGCACAGGCAGCGATTGCTGACGCCTACCACGACAGGGAAGAAGAGGCTCGGAACAAGTACGACGACTTTGAACAAGTCGCCTACAACCCGAGCGTCCGAATCACTGACGTGATGGCTGAAACGATCCGCGCTTCTGATGTTGGCCCTGATGTAGCCTACTACCTCGGAGCCAACCCCAAAGAAGCGGACCGTATCTCGCGCTTGTCGCCGTTTTTGCAGGCAAAAGAAATTGGGAAGATTGAAGGCAGACTGACCGACAATCCGCCCGTCAAACGAACTACGTCAGCGCCAGCACCGATCACACCTGTCACAGCCCGAAGCAGCAACAACCCGTCTTACGACACGACTGACCCGCGCTCCATCAAGAGCATGAGCACGTCGGAGTGGATTGAAGCTGAACGCGCCCGGCAGATGCGAAAGATGCAAGCGCAGGCATCCCGCTAAGACTTGAAAGGAATTCACCGTGGCCAATAGTATTCTGACCATTGACATGATCACCAGGAAGGCCCTGGAGATCTTGGAAAACAACCTGGTGCTCACGCGCAATGTGAACCGCCAGTACGACGACAGCTTTGCTGTCGAAGGGGCCAAGATCGGCTCCACGCTGCGCATCCGCCTGCCGGACCGCGCTCTGGTGACTGACGGCGCCGCTCTGCAAGTGCAGGACGACAACGAGCAGTTCACGACCCTGACCGTCTCCTCGCAGAAGCACATCGGCGTGAACTTCACGTCCGCTGAACTGACGATGCAGTTGGACGACTTCGCGGATCGTGTGCTGAAGCCTCGTATCAGCCAGTTGGCCTCCAGCATCGACGCTGACGTGGCCAACGCCTTCAAGACCATCGGCAACTCCGTTGGTACGCCTGGCACCACACCGGCCACCTCGCTGGTTCTGCTGCAAGCCCAGCAGAAGCTCAACGAGAACGCTGCGGTGATGTCGCCTCGCTACGCCACCGTCAACCCTGCGGCCAACGCCGGGCTGGTGGAAGGCATGAAGGGCTTGTTCAACCCGACCGACACCATCAGCAAGCAGTTCAAGAACGGCATGATGGGCACGGGCGTGCTGGGCTTCGACGAGATCAACATGTCTCAGTCCATCAAGCAGTTCACGACTGGTTCGCGCACCAACGGCACGACCTCTGCGGCGGTGACGGCCGAAGGCGCGACTTCAATCGCGCTTACCGGCTTGGGCAGCACCAACACCGTTCTTGCTGGCGACGTGTTCACCGTGGCTGACTGCTTTGCGGTGAACCCGCAGACCCGTGAGTCCACTGGCTCGCTGTTCCAGTTTGTGGCGCTTGCCGACGTGACTGCATCGGGCGGCGCGGCGACTGTTACGGTTGCTCCGATCTACTCGGCCAACCACGCGCTGGCTACCGTGAACACTCTGCCTGCTACCAGCAAGGCAGCGACGTTCATCGGTTCCGCGTCCACGCAGTACCCGCAGAACCTGGTGTACCACAAGGACGCGATCACGTTTGCCACTGCTGACCTCTTGCTGCCGCAAGGTGTTGACATGGCTGCGCGCGCCAACCACAACGGCATCAGCCTGCGTATCGTGCGTCAGTACGACATCAACAACGACCGGATGCCCTGCCGGATTGACGTGCTGTACGGTTACAGCACCATCCGTCCGCAGATGGCTTGCCGTCTCTGGGGCTAAACCGAAACGGGGGCTGCTAAGCGTATAGCGGCCCCCTTTTGAACTTCATCTGAAAGGAATCAATCATGGCTCTCCCTAATGGCGCTGGCGGCTACCAAGTTGGTCCAGGCAACCGCAACGAAACTACGATGGGGTACGCGGCTACTCCGCAGACCGCAACCGCAACCGCAACCCTGACGGCTGCGCAACTGGTCGGCGGCATGTTGGTGGCCAACCCATCCACGAGCGCGGCGACCTACACGCTGCCTGCTGCATCGACGCTGGAAGCCGCGCTGCCCAACGCTACCGTTGGCAGCACGTTCGACCTGTCCGTTGTCAACATCGGCACGTCGTCCGGCACTGTGACGTTCTCTATGGGTTCTGGCACCGGCTTCACTGACGGCGGCAACGCCGTCGCGGTTGTGGCCGTCACGACCAGCGCGATTTTCCGCTTCCGGAAGACCGCGGAAAACGCGTACACGGTCTACAAGGCTGCGTGATCAATCAGGGGGCTTCGGCCCCCGTTTTTGAAAGGAACGATGATGCCTAATACCAAGGCTGTCGGTGTCGCGTACAGCGACCCCGAGTTTGAAAGCGTTACCGTCACGGGCACTGTTACCGGCGCTTCGGTTAGTGGGGGTACCGTCTATGCATCCAGCGAGTTGGGGTACACCGCAGACGCGCAAGGCACCGTGACGCAGGCGACCAGCAAGAGTACGGCAGTCACGCTGAACACATCCGCAGGGCAGATCACTACCAACAACGCCGCGTTGAACGCCACCACGACGGTGACGTTCACGTTCAACAACTCCACCATCAGCGCCAATGACACTGTGATTCTCACGGTTGCTGCGGGGGCGACGGCTGGCGGGTACAACGCTTGGATCACTGGTCTGAACGCTGGCTCTGCGACCATCGCTTTGCGCAACATCACAGGCGGCTCTTTGTCCGAAGCGGTGGTGCTGAACTTTGCGATAATCCACTGCTTGACGTAACGGAAAGGGGCTTCGGCCCCTTGTCTCAATGGCTGTCATCTATCTTCGCCACCCCATCCACGGGGCCAAGGTTGCCACGATGGAAATGGAGGCAATCTACGACGAGCGAAACGGGTGGGAGCGGTATACTCCCGGCGTTGAAAACGAGCAAGACGCCGCGCCGCCAGTGAACGCACTGGGCCGCCGCCGCCGTAAGGAGCCAGAGAATGTCCTCAGCGGGTGATCAGATCCAGCGCGCCTTGCGTCTGCTGGGCGTATTGGCAGAAGGCGAAACCACATCCGCCGCCGTCATGCAAGACTCGCTGACGGCGATGAACCAGATGATCGACTCGTGGAACACCGAGCGGCTGTCTGTGTTCAGCACGCAAGACCAAGTGTTCAATTGGCCCGCCAGCACGATCAGCCGCACGCTGGGGCCTACGGGCGACTTTGTGGGCAACCGGCCCGTCCTGCTGGACGACTCGACGTACTTCCGCGACCCCGGCACGAACGTCAGCTTCGGCATCAAGATGATCAATCAGCAGCAGTACAACGGTATTGCTGTCAAGACGGTCACGTCAACGTATCCGCAGGTGCTGTGGATCAACATGACGTATCCCGACATTGAGATGTACATCTACCCGGTGCCCACGCGGCTGCTGGAGTGGCACTTCATCTCGGTTGAGGAGTTGACGCAGCCGGCAACGCTGGCCACCGAGTTGACGTTCCCGCCAGGCTATCTGCGGGCGTTTACCTACAACTTGGCGATGGAGATTGCGCCCGAGTTTGGCGTCGAGCCGTCACCGCAGGTTCAGCGCATCGCCATGACGTCCAAGCGCAACATCAAGCGCATCAACAACCCTGACGACATCATGAGCCTGCCGTACTCGTTGGTGGCCACTCGCCAGCGGTTTAATGTGTATGCAGGCAACTACTGATTATTTATACAGTGCAAGTGTTGTGGTGCAAACGTTTCAACTCCAAATACCGTCGATGTGCGGTTTCCGGCGTGGCAAAACCACTTTCACGGATAATTTTTCCGCGCGTCATTATTTGTACTCGCCATTTTCCTTGGTGCGCGGATACGCCCAAAAAACCACACTTATTTTTCTTGGTTGCTTGGCGAATGTTTTGCAAATTGCCAAATCGGTCCACCTCACGCAAGTTTGCGAAGCAATTGTTTTGTTTATCCCCGTCTATGTGGTCAATGTGCTTAGATGGAAAACTACCTGTCATGTACAGCCACGCCAAACGGTGCGCCAATCGTTTTTGATTGTGAATAGCGATTGTCCAGTAGCCTGCGCTTGTAGAGCTTCCGGCGCGTCTACCAATAAGATCCGGGCGGTGTGCGTGGCGTCTCCACACAAACTCTCCAGTGTCGGGGTTGTACTGAAGAACAGATCGAAGATGGTCAGCGGTAATCATGAATTTCATCTTACCATAGAGGCTGTAAAATGAAAAGCCCAATTTTGGGCCAATCGTACGTCGCGCGCTCTGTGAACGCGGCTGATAATCGGTGCGTGAATCTGTTTCCGGAGATCGTACCGGAGGCAGGCAAAGAGCCGGCGTTCTTGCAGCGCGCGCCGGGGCTGCGGCTGCTGGCGTCTGTCGGCAGCGGGCCTGTCCGAGGTCTGTGGGCCTTTGGCGGTTACGGCTATGTGGCCAGCGGCAACACGCTGTACCGCGTCGATTCCAGTTGGCAGGCCACCACAATCGGCACGCTGACGGGCACCGGTCCGGTCAGCATGGCCGACAACGGCACGCAGTTGTTCATCGCCTGCAACGGCCCCAGCTACATCTACTCCGGCTCGGGTCAATTCGCGCAGATCACAGACCCGGACTTCCCCGGCGCGGTGACGGTCGGCTACCTTGACGGGTACTTCGTCTTCAACGAGCCTACCAGCCAGCGCGTATGGGTCACAAGCCTGCTGGATGGCACCTCGGTAGATCCGCTGGACTTTGCGAGCGCAGAAGGCTCGCCAGACGGCTTGGTGAGCCTGATCATCGACCACCGTGAAGCCTGGCTTTTCGGCACCAACTCGGTCGAAGTCTGGTACGACAGCGGCGCTGCTGATTTCCCTCTGACGCGCGTCCAAGGCGCGTTCAACGAGATCGGTTGCGCTGCGCCGTTTTCCGTGGCCAGACTGGACAACGGGTTGTTCTGGCTGGGCTCTGACGCACGCGGGCGCGGCATCGTCTACCGTGCGAATGGCTACACGGGCCAGCGCATCAGCACGCACGCGGTGGAGTGGCAGATCCAGCAGTACGGTAACCTGGCCGACGCGGTGGGGTACACCTACCAGCAAGACGGCCACGCCTTCTATGTGCTGAACTTCCCCACGGCCAACACCACTTGGGTCTATGACGTGTCCACCAGCGCCTGGCATGAGCGTGCCGGCTGGGACACGTCGAACGGCGTGTTTACACGCCACCGCGGCAACTGCCAGATGTCGTTCGCCAACGAGATCGTTGTGGGCGACTACGAAAACGGCAACATCTACGCGCTGGACTTGGACGTCTACGCCGACAACACCGCGCCGCAAAGGTGGCTGCGGTCTTGGCGGGCGCTGCCCACGGGCAAGAACGATCTGAAACGCACAGCGCACCACACGCTACAGCTTGACTGCGAAACCGGCGTGGGTCTGAACGGTATTGACCAATTTGACCCCATAGGCGCGCTTCTCACGCAAGACGGTTTGGAACTGCTTACCGAAAGCGGCGAAACCCTGCTCGCGTACCAAGGCGACACGGCATACGTCGTAGGGGCCAACCCTCAAGTCATGCTGCGCTGGTCAGACGACGGTGGCCACACATGGTCGAACGAGCACTGGACGTCTATAGGGCGCATTGGGGAGTACGGTCGTCGAGCGTTCTGGCGCCGGCTAGGTATGACGCTGAAGCTGCGTGACCGGGTGTACGAGATCAGCGGCACAGATCCGGTCAAGATCGCCATCATGGGCGCTGAGTTGAACATCAGCGGCACCAACGCATGACCAGCCCGCCGAACATCACCAATATCACGCCGCCGCGTGTGCCGTTTACTGATGAGCGCACGGGCTTGATCTCGCGTGAGTGGTATCGGTTCTTGCTGAACCTGTTCACGCTGACGGGCAGCGGCCAAAGCGCCGCCACGTTGGAAGATTTGCAGTTAGTTCCGTCGCCGGTTGATTACACCGCAGAAATAGCTGCAGTTGCAAACATCGCTGAGATCG